ATGAGCGGCTGGTCTTGGAGATGCGCTACATGGGGTATCACACGGTCACGGAGATTGCCAGGCGCATGGAAGTCGGGGAACGGCAGATATACCGTATCCATGAGCGCGGTCTGCAAAGTGTGGTCGTTCCTTCGTGAAGAGAAGGAAATGTCAGGAAATGTCAGGAGATGTCATGGAATGTCAAAAAGCGGAAAAATGTCACAAAATGTCATGGAATGTCAGGTTGATGTCAGTATGACCGATGTGATATGATACAGTCAGCAAAAATAGAAAACTGGTTCAGCCTTCTCGGAGAAGCAATTCTCCGCGAGGGCTTTTTTGATGGAGAAACGCGATGCCAAGAAAACCAAAGCGCCCTTGTCGAATGACAGGCTGTCCGAACCTTACGGATCGAAAAAGCTGTTACTGTGAGGCGCACGAAAAAGTTATGCAGCGACACTACGACCACTTTACGCGCGGCTACGATCAGCACGAGAGGTATGGCAGCGCGTGGCGCAGGATTCGTGACCGTCATTTGGCAGGGCATCCGCTCTGTGAGAAGTGCAAAGAGCAGGGGAGATATATCCTCGCGATGCTTGTGCATCATATTCGACCTCTCGCCGACGGTGGCACGCATGACGATAGCAATCTGATGTCGCTCTGCGTGTCTTGTCATGAGCGGATTCATCAGCGCGGCAGAGGTGATGGATAGCCCCATAGGGGGTGGCCAAATCTCTAAAACCGCGCCGTTACTGGACCGGGGAGGGGGCGTACGGAAAAATTCGCATAACTTTTGGGGCAGTTAGAGAGATAAGTTTTGCCGACGTGATTCTTGGTGGGAAGGCACGCACAGCGGGGAACGACGGGCATTTGAACCGCTCGATAAAACAGTCCAAATGCTGAAACTTATGCTCAAAAAAGTTTTGAAAAGTTTTAAGGGGGGAAACGTATGGGGCTTAGAGGACCGCAGCCCGGCACGGGAGGAAGACCAAGAAAATCCTTGGCGGAAAAAGTGACCGAGGGCAATCCCGGCAAGCGCAAACTGAAGGTCTTGGACTTTGAGCAGATCGCCACAGAGCCTGAAGGAGTGGATATGCCGCCTCCCAAGGAGTTTTTATCGGCTGTTCAGCGTGACGGCTCAACGCTTTCGGCGCGTGAACTCTACGAAGAAGCGTGGGCGTGGCTCAAGCGGCGCGGATGTGCGGAACTGGTATCTCCTGCGCTGTTGGAGCGATATGCCGTGAGTGCGGCACGTTGGATTCACTGTGAGGAGGCGGTCAGCAAATACGGCTATCTGGGCAAGCATCCGATCAGTTCTCAGCCCATACAGTCGCCTTATGTCGCCATGAGCCAGAACTACATGAAACAGACCAATCGCCTGTGGAACGAGATATTCGCCATCGTCCGCGATAACTGCTCGACGGAATATAAGGGCGTTTCGCCGCAGGATGACTTGATGGAGCGGCTTCTTCGTTCAAGGAGGGGATGAGATGAGTGGAAAGGTCAAAAAGTTCTATTTGCCAGGTCAGCAGTTTGGATGGCTGACTGTATTGGGCGAAGGGAATAGGTCATCCTCCGGAGGACGGCGAATTAGCGTCCAATGCCGATGCGGCAGGATATACGACACATCCCCGGAGACGTTTAAGCGAAAGGAATGTAAATGTCATTGGTGTGCAAATAAAATCAAGGCTCAATTACGCACATTGGATTTAGTCGGGAAAACTTACGGAAACTATGAGGTTCTCGAAAAAAGCGGACAGGATGACAAGGGGCATTTTCAATATCGGTGCAGATGTAAGCGATGCGGCAGCATCTCCCTCCGCACACAATACGAGATCACGCATTATTCAAATTCCGGTAAATGCAGTCAATGCAAGCCGGAGTTTCATTTTGTAGTCAAAGACGGCACGGCTGTTGGAACATTGCCGAGCGGCGATCAGTTTCTCATTGATGCCGAAGATGTGGATATTGTGTCGAGATATTGGTGGTATAAAAAAGCGGACAGTAATTATGTTATTGCGGATATTAAGGCG